TCATCCCGGCCACTCCGGGCGATGCCACGCCGCTGCTCGGAGTGGTTCTCGCCTGCTACGACGAGAATATGTTTCCCTACAGCAACGCCCCCTCGGGTTACATCGCGGCGGGCGAAGTGGGCGACGGTACGGTAGCGGGCTATGTACTGGTGGCGGATCATCCTGACCAGCAGTTCGAGGCCCAGGCGGATGGAGCAATCACGGCGGCCAACATCGATCTCAACCACGAGATCACTTCGGCCACCTTGAGCGCCCCCAATAGCGCCACCGGCATTTCCACCCAGGAGGTAGCCGCTGCCGGATCGAATGTCACGGCCACTATCCCTCTGCGCCTCTACGGGCAGGCTTACCCCGAACTTGATGCCATCGACGCCGCCGGTTGCCGGTGGGTCGTTGGCATTAACCCCGACTGCCATTATTGGGCTGCCGGTACGGCAATCTAAGGAAAGGAGGATAATCAACTATGTGGACACGAGGAAAATTCATCAATGAGTATCTTCCCGGACTTTTTGCCGTAGCCATCGACACCTATATCAGCAAGTCGGCCGAATCAATGTGGCAGAAGCTGGTAACGATCCGGGACAGCAAGAAATCGAAGGAGGAGAACGGGATTCGTTCCGGGCTCGGTCTTCCTGTTGTGAAGGGCGAAGGGGCGCCGATCAGTTACGACGTTCAGATTGCCGGCGCGAAACAGGCCTGGGTGCATAAGGTTTATGCCCTGGGCGTGCGGATCACCGAAGAGGCCATCGAGGATAACCTTTATGAGCTCAACGGCGGCGGTGGCGGCGACAACCTGAAGGAGATTTTCGAGGACCTGGGCGCGGCCATGAACGAGAACATCGAAACCCTGGTGGCCCGGTTGCTCAACAGCGCTTCGGCAACTACCTACCATACGACCAGAAACGGGTATGCTCTGGCCTACGCCTCCCATCCCCGCCTGGACGGCTCGACCTTCTCCAATCTGGCGACCAATGCGGACCTCACCTATGCCACCTTCTGGACCTGTCTGATTGCCGCTGAGAATCAGTACAACCATCGGCAGTATAAGGTGCAGAAGCGCGTCAAGAACCTGTGGGTGCCTCCGCAGTACGAGCAGAAGGCCCGCGAGATCCTTCAGTCTCCCGATAAGCCGGATACGGCCAACCGGGCAATCTCCGCCTACGCCAAGAGCGGGCGCAACATCCAGCTCTGCAAGTGGAGCTACATCACCGATACGGACGCCTTCATCTACCAGATGGACGGCCCCGGTATCAAATTCTTCTGGCGGCGGAAAACGCGGTTCGCCCGGGAAAAGGATTTCCAGACTGGCGATTTGATGTGCAAAGCGGATCAGAGATTCAGCGTTGAAGTGGACGACGAACGTGACTTCTACTTTAACATTCCGTAATATCGGACACTTACGAAGGTAAGAGAAAGGAGTAAGTGACGATGAAACGAAAATACAACTTCAAAAATGTCCTGGACGTGGGTCTCTACATCCTGGCGTTTCTTCTGGTCGTCGGCGTATCGTATGCCGGCGTCACCAACCTGGACGGTATTCGCCTTAAGGCTACCGGCGAGGAGACGTACCAGGTCGAGGTGCAGAACAGTTCCGGGATCAGGGTGTTTTCCGTCGATAGTTCCGGAAACGCCTACGTTGCCGGGACTCTGACGGCTACGGTCACGCGGAGTGTCCCGCTGCCCATCATGGGATTTCTTATCCAGGAAACGTCATCGACTGTAACGCCGATAACGTCGTCATCCACGACTACGCCGATCTATGCGACGGTCAGCAACAATGTTCCGCTGCTTAGATTTATGACCGGCTACACGACTCCGGTAATTATGACCTTCCGGATTCCCGATGACTATTCCAGCGGCGGAGCCTTCAAGGTCATGGCCAACCAATCCGGTACGACGACAGCCTGCACGATTGATTTTGACGTTTATGTAAATGCGGCCGGAAGTACGATGGATAGTGCGGCCACGGATCAGACGGCCGGTACCCTTACTTATGCGGGAACTACGCCGTCCCAGGTAACATTGACGCCGGCAACGGACTTTGCATCACTGGCCGCCGGGCAATGGGTAACATTGCGGTTGTGGAAGGGTACGACAACAGGCACCGATGATTTACAGGTGGGCAATGTCAGTTTCTTCTATACTGCCACGCAGTAAGATAATCATGAACGCCGTCTGCGAGGCAAGGGGGAATATTGTCCCCTTCCTCGTGGCGGCGATTCTTGCCGTCGGGGTAATGATGTTCATGCCGTCTCAGGTAATTAATCTCAGGATGCAGGAATCATTATTCCCCTTGATTGCCATCACTATGGCGCTATGCGCGATGATCTCCCCCGTCAGCGTATCGATAACCGCTTTCGGATTTTTCGTCGTCATGGCGGCAATGGTGCGTTTCACTCCTGATTCTTACGCCTTCCTGATTCTCACGACTTACTATCTGGCCTTGTATCATTTGGCAACTTCGTGGCGACGGTTACCGGAACACCAGGAGATGATTTTTGACGTGATCTGTATCTTCGCCCTGGTCAATGTGGTTTGGATCGTCATGCAGGCAAATGGTATATACTTGATATTTCAGCCTTTATATCAAGGAAGCACGGAAACGGGGTGGTTTGCCAATCGCAACGAATCGGGCGCGTTCCTGGCTATCTGCCTACCGTTGTTCTTTAGGCGTAAAGCGATATGGGGGATACTTCCAATAACCTATGGCATATATACGGTCAAGTGTACCAATGGAATGATCGCAGGATGCACGGTGGCCGGATTATATCTTTGCTATCTTTTGTGCCGGAACCTGGACAGAAAAAAGGCGGCGGCGGTTGTTGCCGGGATAGCATTAGCGGCAATGCTGGTTGTTGGTTTGTATATGACTTTTGTGCATCAAGGCGGCTGGCGAGAGCGCCTGAAAGCCTACAAGGCGGCCATCGTCCTGGTAATGGACAAGCCCGTGTTTGGGTGGGGCATAGGTCAGAGCCCGTATCTGGTGCCATTGTGGATGAACGCGGAGAAGAACCCTGTTCAGGTAAACGCCGCCTTTTATGAGCGGGTTTACTATCAAGGCGACTTCCGGAAACTATATATCGAAAAGCACGACTATAAAAATGATTTTACCGAAATTTGGACACATCTTCATAACGAATACCTGCAATGGGGCATAGACGCGGGCATGGTCGGGCTGTTGCTGCTTGCCCTTGTCATCGCGGCGCATCTGCGGCGGGCTTGGCAAAACAGGGCGGTTGTTCCCGGATTGGCACTGGTTGCATCCCTGGTAACCGCCAATGCTTTTTTCACGTTTCAAATAGGCAGATTGTTATTCCTGACCGTAATTTTTTCCGCCTTGACCCATGTCCGCGATGAGGTGTGATCGAAAAGAACGAGGGGAGAAAAGAAATGACGAATGAACCACTTATTACCTGGAACCTGCTTCTCTGTTTAGTTGCCTTCCCCTCTCTCGGCTGGTTCATCCGCCGTGAACTCACCAACATCCAGGACAGCGCCAAGGAACGCTCCGCTGAACTGACCAGGAAGATTGAGAGGATCCAGGACTGCATGACGCTGGTAAAACGGGACGTGGAGCAGAAGGTGGACCGCGACGACTGCGAGGCCAAAGGCGCGGAGAAATGGGAACGTATCTACCATCACAAACACAATGATGCAGGGGAAGTGGTGGTGGTGCGATGATGCCTCAACCTTGGATGCTCCCGGGCGGCCCGTTTTTCGTATGGGGTTATTACCTCATGTACATTACGAGGGTTAAATGAAGAAAGGCGCGGCAGCGGAAGTTCATCGGGACACGGATTACCTTTTCACCGGGACGCACAAGGGGGCCTCGGGAACACTGATCTTGTCGGATAACGGCAAGTATTTCGCTTCCCTGGGCGTCATGGTCGGGCTGGCAATCGCCAACGATACGGACAGCTCCAGCGGCCTGGTGACGGCGGTGGCGGACAATACCGTTACCTGTACGCTTTCCGGGGGAACGGCAAACACCTGGACCACGGGCGACACCTATTACATCTACAAGACCGCGGCCTATAACACGAAGATTTCCACGACCTACACGGACAAGATTTACGGCCAGAAGGTAACGGACCCGGCGCAGCTCTACAAGGGGCAACTGGCCGATGATGCGGATCTGGATATTGACCACGATCATGTCTGGGGCCCGGGGCAACCCTATTCGCCTGAGAGGTATTGACAATGGGCATTACCACGAACGTCAGCGGCTTTTACGAAGGCTATACCGTCACGCAACTGGAGAAGATGGTCCTCTGGCACATGGGGCAGGTGGCCGGAACAACCGTCTCGTTTGATCGTTTCCCCAAGTGGCTTATCCGGGCCTTCCTGAACGAACGGCAGATTAAATTCGTCTCCGAATCTCATTGCCTGAAGAAGTTTGCCCTTCTCATCGCCAAAGAGGGTTACGATATGTACAAGTTGCCCTCCAACTGCATTGACAACGGCGTGATTGCCGTCCGGTACTTCGAGGATGCAGACACCTACTACGACCTGGAATTGACAGACATCGAATCCCTGGACCAGGAGGAGCCCAACTGGAAGACGGCGGAGAATAGCGACGTTCCCGAAAAGGCTTTCATGGGCGACTCTTACGGGAACGTGCCGATGATCGGTATTTATCCGCGGCCTGATGCCGACGGGACCGACTACGCGCTTTCTCCGGATACCGGGGTTACAGTGGGCGACGATCTACCGGGAACGGTGAACAACATCGTCGGGACAGCCACTGGCGGCGGGACCACGACCCTGGATGATACGAATGTCGATTTTACCGACATGGGCCTCGTGGAAGGCATGTACGCCCGGAACGTCACCGACGGCAGCTACGCCTACATCAAAACCATTGCCGAGACGGAACTTACCTTTGCCGCTGCCCTGACCGGCGGGAGCGCCAATACCTTTGCGGCGGGCGACTCCTATAACATCCTGGCCGGGGAATACGGCGTCATCGTCTCCTGGGACCAGGATGAGCGCTACATCTTTTCGGCCAATATCGGCCTCGTCAATAAGATCACTGTGCCGGATGGGAATTTTTGGGTGGATTACGTCCCCATGCCTTCACCGTTTTCCGTCGATGATGCGGCCTCGGACAGCAATCAGGGCAACGACGATCAATACCCGGAGATCCACAAGCAATATCAGATTGCCCTCGTCTATGGCGTGGTGGCCGACCTCCTGGCTACGTTCCATGAGACCTCGAAGGAGTTTCAGCGGGCGGCTTATTACGAGGGCAAATATAACGAATCGCTTGCCAAGGCGACGATGCGGAAGGGGGCGCGTCCCTTCCGGCGAAAGCAGGTGAATGTTTATCCCAGAGTGAGGCGGTAAGAGGATGGCACAGGAGCTTGTTTTCTTTCATGAGGGGCTAAACTACTCGGCGCGGTCGGTATTGCAGAAGCCCGGCTATCTGAAGACGGCCAAGAATGTGGGTTTCTCCATCGACGGGAAGACCTCGTTGCGGGAGCGGTTCACCAAGGTCAACACGACGGCCGTCGGGTCCATCCACAGCATCAAGCGCTTTCGCAACCGGCTTCTCATCGGCGACGGCAAGCATCTGCGGGAGAGATCCGCGGCCTCAGCGGGAGACTTCACCGACCTCTATTCCTCTTTTGCCGACGCCCCCTGGCAGTTTCGGGAATACAAGGACTTCCTCCATTGCGCCAACGGGACCGACATGGCCCTGTTTGATGCGAGTGGCAATCTGTACCCGGCGCAGCCGGCTAACCCGTCAACCTCTCCCTCCGGGGCGGCGGGTGCAGCCGGCAACCCGTCGGGACATTACATGCTGTATGTGTCCTTCCTGATCACCTTCCCTAACGGCATGACTTACGAGACGGGGCTTTGCGCGGCCTCGGCGGACGTGAATGTCACCAGCCAGAAAATATCCTGGACGTCCATCCCCGTATCCACTTATGCGGCCTACTACGGGACGGCGCCGACCATCCACCGGAAGTTGTACCGGGGGCCGGGGACCGGCGGGACCCTGGCGGACATCTACTACGTGACCGTCATCACCGACAACACGACCACGACCTACACCGATGATTTCACAGACGAGGAACTGGCCGACAACGGCGGCTGTGACGTCGAGGATTACGAGCCGCTCCCGGATGCAACCTATCACGCCTACCATAACGGGCGCTGGTACGGCATAGACGCCACCTACGAGAACCGGATGGTTTATTCCGAAGCGGCGGCGGGAGACACGGCGACGGAAAACGAGATCATGATGCCCATCGCCACGATGGACAACGATTGGGATGATCTCCGGGTAGCGGCCTGCGATGCGGTGGACCCGATGGGGATGGTCTCCTGGGGCGGGAACCTCTATGTGGCTCTGAAACAGACCTGGCTTATGAAGCGGGGAGATGATCCGGACACCTGGGCAATCCGCAAGACCTGGGCGAACCTGGGTATCGGCGCTCCTTACACTATCTCTCCCGTTTCCACGCCGGGCGGTATCCTGGGACTGTCGGTAGGCGAAGGCGGCACGCCTTTCCTGACGCTGTTCAACGGGCAGAGCGGCGACATCCTGACTTCCCCTATCCTGGACTACCTGCTCAAGACGGACCTCGACATGGACTATATCGAGAACTGCCGGGGCATGGCGGTGGGCCGGAAATATCACCTGCTCTATCCGTCCAACAGCGCCACGAGCGGGACGCCGGACAGTCACCTGTGCATCGACCTGACCCGCCTTCCGGACATCCGCACGGCGAAGTGGGACGGCCTGAACGCCGTGTGCTTGGACGCGTACAATCAGGGGCAGGCTTACTACTTCGGCGGCTCCGACGGATATGTCTATAAGCATGATACCGCCTCGACGGAAGTGGTTGATGTGGATGTCGAAACCCATGACCTGGCCGGGGGCGGCTTGCAGCTCACCAACATCATGAAGACCTTGAAGGAGCTGAAATACAACCTGGACACCGACGATGACGACGTGACCCTCGTGGTCTATATCGACGGGACGGCGGCGACCTGGCCGGACGGGAATGCCTACAAGACCATCTCCGGCGGCGGCGATGAGATACAGTTGCTTAAATTCCCCCCGAATTTCCGGGGCTATAACTACCGGCTGCGGGTGTATGCGTCGGACCTGACGACCTTCACTATTTACAGCCCCTGGACGGTGGATTTCGATGTGACGGCGTGATGACGGTAAGAGAAGCGACAAGCAAGGAAGACTTTGAACAGATGCTGGATATGGCGGCCAACCATCCGGCTCCGGAGTACGATTGCGACTTTTCGGTTTATGCCGGCGCGGTGCTGAGTGCGGTGGGGAAGCGTGACCGTTTCCGGGCGTGGCTGTTGATGGATGATGAAGGGGATCCCGTCGGTTACACTGCGGCTATCCGTGAGAATTACCTGCGAAATGAAATCACCGTCTTTGACATCTATCTGACGCCGGAGGCGCGGGGCCTGGGACGGTTCAAGATGCTTACCGATGAAATCAAGCAGTGGGCGGAGGAGAGCGGGGCGCTGCGGGTAACATGGACGAGCAAATGGCCGCTCAAGAAGTGGTCCGACAAGCTCGGCCTGAAACTGTCAGAATATACGACCTTTGTCTGGGAGGTGAACTGATATGTGCGGGGGCAGGAACTGGATAAGCGACATCATGGGCAGTGGCACGACGATCGGGAATGTTGTTAACTCCGCCGCCCAAACATTGCCCATAGTTGTGCCGTTGGGATTGACCATTATGAGCGGCGGGGCGCTGGGGCCGACCGGAGCGGCGCTGACCGCTGGATCCCTCGGAGCGACGAAAGGATTTTCCGATACAGGAAACATTGAGGGAGCGTTGAAACAGGGGGCCCTGACCGGCGGCCTTGCCTATGCCGGCGGAAAGGCGTTGGGGAT